AGATATAAGTCTCTTAATATAGCATGTTGGATTTTTTCATCAGTTAAGTTTAACTTACCTAATTTAATAGTTGGGTTATTCTCAGGATTTAATCCAGCTTCAGCGGCCATATCATATAAAAGTTGATCCAATGCATCGATAACTTCTTCACGAGCATTTTCCATAGTTTGTTTTGCTGACATCATACCAGCACTTGCAGTAGCGTAACTACCTTCACCTGTAAAAATTGATGGAGTTATACCCAATGATTGTAATAACATTTTCATCGGCACTTCGTATTTTTCAGGATTGAACAACGCTGTATCAGGCTTGATTTCTTGAGCTTTTAACGTATGATTACCAACTAAACGAGAACTGTTTTTCAAATTCTGTACTTTATTAGTTAAAGCGTTAATTGCTTTTTCACCAGCAGGACGATCCTTGTCGCCAATAGTGAAGATAATCATAAAGTCAATAACTTGGTCAATTGTTTCTTTTTCCATATCCATTAGTTCTTCAATGTGTTGGACTGGTTCGAATGCCGATGTAATAATTGATTTTCCATAACGACTATAACCTTCTCGATCAATCGCACAATGATACGACTGTTCGATAGGCAATTCATATTCACCATTAGTTCCTTTGTTTAATTTAAAAGGAATGCTATTTTCATCGTCCGTTTGGAATTTAATATTAGCTATAGGTCTATCACGAAAATGACCTTTAACTTTAACATCAGCAGGGGCTAATTGATGAACCCAAACTGTATTGCCTTTAGTATCTTTTTCACGATACCAAAAGAAATTTCCAGCTTTATATAAGTCTTGTAAACTTTGTCTCAGTATCTTGTTTAACTTTAATTTCTTTTTGGCGTTTTGACAGAACTTCAAGTTCTTCTTCGTGCCACCATCGAATAAAATATCACCATAAGTAAAAGTGACATAAACACGGATACTAGACTTTATCAATCCGATTTTATCGGCGTAGAAATGAGCAAGGCTTACAATTTTAGGAAAATTGTTTTGGTAATCAGCCAATAGTTTATTCGTTTCCAATCCAGCAGTATGAAGCACCTTTGAACTGTATCTTGTTCTTTCTTCAGCTCTATCAGCAGAACCAAACGTGTAATCAGCTTCAGTCTTTGGTACATAACCACCAGTTGCAACTTCTTCCATGTTCAACCTCCTTCCTCAATTTCTATAAAACAGTATTACAAAGTGCATATTTTAATTTCGCAATAGCCCTTACCAAAGAAGAGTTTTTTATTTTCTCTTGCTGTTATTAGCTACTATCTTATCAAAATGCTCTTTCTTGTTAGCTTCTACATACTCAATCATCGTTTTAAAATCCATAAGATAACCACCTTTATTAAAATTATACAACCGCGAAAATGAAATCGTCTTCCTCTTCTCCATTCAATCTTTCCTCTAATGCCATGCAGCTATAGGCGAATACTGTCCAACGGTCACGTTTAAGTCCTGATTTTTTCTCCTGTTCGAATTTGTAATACATTCCACTTGGTACAGCTTTGATTTGTGTAATCTCTTTTTTCATTGCGATTAACTCAAGGAATGCTAATTCAATATCCGGTTCTTCATGACGATCTTGAAGTACAGGCATATAAATACGTTTTTGCTCAATCATACGTTTAGCAGCAAGTCCCATGTTGTGGTTGTTTTCCTGATTATGTTTAAAGTATTTTACAATCTTCTTACCATATACATCAGGATTATTCCCTTCCATATCAAGCAGCGGCAATTGTTCTTGTTTAGAATCAGGGTCATCATAAGATTTTTCCAAGTAACCTTTTAACGCTAATCCTAATTTCTCACCATCCATCCAAATATGGTCAAGGTTAAAGTCACGGTCATACTTACGCATTTGTGCATGTATTTCTTCTAATGTCATACCTTTTTGTGCGCGCATCATTACAGGTTTGTTAAATCCAAGCGGATCAAGTTCACAAACTAAGAATGTAGTATTATCAGCAAAGTCTTTTTGTGAGATAGAGAAGTCACAATATAAACCGTATGATTTATGTTTTTCTCCCATTAATCTTGGTTCTAACTCTTCAGCCCAACGAATACGTCTGTCAAATAACATTGTAGGAATCCAAGAACCAGCGCTTTCACTTTGGAATACTGAACCATACTCCATCATAAAGTCACCTTCTGTATTATCTCGTTTTGCTTTCTGAATTGCTTTTTCATCGTATAATCCATATTTTAAAGGCATACGATAATCAACAATAGCTACGTAGTAATCAGGATTCCCAGCTTTAACACGGCTCAAATATCTTTGAGTTGCAGCATAGAAATGATTCCAAGTATAGTATGCAGAAGAGAAAATAACGATACGGTTTCCTTCTGAACTTTCAGGGTTGTTAGGGTCAAACGCACGTTTAACAGTTAACATCGGCTCTACAACTAATCGTACAATCTGTTCATCGATAGCAGCATATTCATCCACGTAAATATTATTGTAACGCTGACCACGGATCGTAGAACCATCACCAAGCGGTAACGCCTGTATAAATGAACCATTTGTGAATTGACATTTACACTCTTCATTACCTTCTTTTAAATTACCGGAAACGAATTTTCGTAGCAGCTTGGACTTATTGAAAACTTCTTCTTTAAACTTCAGGAATAAGAATTTAGACTGACGATAAGAAGGAGCAATAATACCGATACGCATATTAGGGAATAATAAAGCGTTCAAGGCCATATCAATAGCAGCAAGATAAGATTTGCCTGATCCACGACTCATACACCAAAGAGGGAACGGTTTACACCAAGAATTCTTTAATAGTTCCTTCTGATAAGGCATAAGCGAAATACCTAATATATCGTAACAAGCTTCTACAGGATGTGAACGGTAATAATGAATGAAGTCGATAAGGTCAACTTGAGAACGTCTTACACCTTGACGTACTTCACGAATAAACTGTCGCCTATTTTTATTTACCGGACTAATACCACCTATAGGTTTAGTTCCGATTTCTTCTTCTTTACTCACTGTCCTCACCTCTATCTTTAAAGTTATCGTCAAACGTCAAATCATTCTTTTCTTGAATCATCTTTCTGTCAGCATTTATTTGAAGGAAGTCGTAAAATTCCTCAATAGTAAATCGGCCAACTAAATCTAAATCTTTTGGCTTTAAATCTAATTCATCAGACATTTTCTTTTTGAAATGATAATAAGTAGGAGATTCTTTCATAAAATCAACTACACGATCTGCAAACTTAATTAGAATATCTTGCATAGCATCACGGTCTTCAATATGCTCAAATGCAAAATAATCCTCTTTAAATCGCTTCTCATATTCAACTACAGCATTTGTAAACATATCTTCAGAATTAGCATCACCAACAGATTGTCTTGTTGTGAACTTCATATCGTTGTTTAGTTTTGCATGTAAGTCCTGAATCATTTTCAAACTTGCTATATCATCTTTAGTTGGATGTTGGGCTATTTTAGCTCCAAGTTCATTCATCATTAATTCGTACTTAGCAAGCTGTATTACGCCGTTTTCTTGGAAAGGTGTTGCTATATCATAACCTTCGTGATAACGGTCAATAGCTTTACGGATCGTATTCATTTGTTGTTCAGTATAGAAAGAGTCACTTAATCCGTATTCGTCAAATTCAGCATCTTTAACTTCCTTAACTTTAACTCCATCGTTCTTCATATTTTTGAAACCAGCTAAACTATTTAAAGCTGTACGAAGAGTTTTATTAGTTCCTTTAATAACCCTTGCTTCAGCAGCTTGTAATAATTTCAAATCATATTCTTTCGGATTAGCTCCACCTAATTCAACTATCGTTTCAAATATTTCACCAGTTTTAGTTAAATACTGTTTCACTTCAGACATTTTTATTCACCATCCTTACTTTTCTATAAACCAATATTACTTGAATTAGAAAATAAAAAAAGACCGCAGAAGCGATCCCTTTTACGACATAATTCCGGCAGCTTTTAAACCAGCCAATACTTTGTTTAAATCAGCAACAACACCAGCTACATCAGTAGCAGCACTATTAGGAATGTTAGTCATTTTGTTTGCAGTTAATTTCGTATTTAATTGAGTTGTTGTAGCGTAATTACTTAAAGTTGATGTTTTAGCATAAACGGAATCGTGGTTATGGTCAGTTTTAGAATATCCAGCTAACATTTGATTAACTTGTTCAGCTGTTAAACCGCCACCTCCACCTAATGAACCAGCGTAAGAATACTTTCCGTTTTCATCAATAGTAACTAATACCATCGGTACGGCTTTAACACCATCAACATCTTCTACAACTAACAATTCCTTTCCGTTTGGAGACTTTTCTAAATTTGTTTTGATTTTATTTGTAACTTCAGCCATTCGATCACATCCTTTCGGAAACCATTAATACCAAATTTTACAACAAAAAAAGCACCAGCGATTAAGCCGATGCCTTCTTTGATAAACAACTAGAAAGGAAGATTTATAACTATGAAAAACAAATTAACCTATATTCCTAAAGGGGGTAGGAGGTGTTTTCACACCATGATAGTAGCCGCAATGGGATTCGAACCCTTACTTTTAACTAATTAAAGTTAATGTGCAACCATAACACTTTTCCGGCATGTGGTGGGCTTGGAAGGATTCGAACCTTCAACTCTATACGTCTATAGCGCGTTGCCTATTTCGCCACAAACCCATATTGCCAACTCCTTAACTCCTGATCGATTAAGGCAGCTTACGTGTGGAGGACGTTACCATCCAAGTTGGCTCAACGAAAACAAACGAGAAATTTTGGGTGATGCACCTTATCCATTTTTGACGTTAGGTAATCCTAACTTAGTGACATCAACTTCAGGACTCATACGTTCCTAATTTTAACGGGCGCTTACGTCCCAATAAAAGAACTAAACTGTGTAGGAATGGTTCTTTTATTTTATTTTGTCGCACTCATAACCTTTCAACTTTTGTACGACACCATATCCGTAGTGAGTGACGTTATGGAAAGTTTCATCCGCATGAAGGATGCTCACGTTTCAATCTAACCTTCACGACAAGGGATTAGACGGTTCTTTAACCGATAAACTTTAACAGTTGTATCAACCAATAATTAAAACCATGTTCAAATTTTATTTACTTTAGTTGATATAAAGTTTTCGTATGATCGATGTATTGAACATGGACATCGCATACCGGAAGTTTTAATATCTGAAGTATTTACATCACTTACTTTGATGGGTTATCATATGTTTTCCTTCATAGTTTCTGTTGTTTTACATCGTAGCG